ATTAGTTCAATATCCGTGGTGCCTAAGCATCCACATGGGGAACAACCTTAATCTCGTGAAGCGGGATTAACTCTGGCTCCGTGACCAGTTTGAGAAGCATGGTGCGGAGACTTTCTACGGTCTCCCTTAGCAGATTTACCTCGTCGTGTAGACGCGGAGGTTCCGGTTCGTCCATCAACCAGCGCTGGATTGTTGGTTTTTCCAGTAGGTCGGTTACGTACCGCGTCACCTTCGTGTTTAACGCGTTGAGGGTTCGCTTCGCTGCCTCGAGGTCTGCCCGAATGTTGTTCTGCATTTCGGGTTCGTTGGACATTGTTCTGTCCAAAGCCTCGAGTGTCACCTTGATCTGGCCTTCGAGTCGGCACGGAAGAGTTTCCAGGTGTTCGCTTAATGAGCGTTTGTCTTGCATCGTCAAATTTATGTGGGTCCACGTTCCCACCGGCTATAGTACCGTCACCAAGGACGGTATTCGAGTATGGATTTTCAACAGCTCGATCAACCGGGCGGAACCAAACATTAGTCGTATCGTCAAAGAACGAATGGAGTTCTTGAACCTTCTCGAGGGGTAATCCCACTCTCTCGGCAACGACTCGGAACATCAAAGGGACGTCCGCTTCAGCTTGTGGCCAAGCCCCACCAATGGTCAGCCAGTAGGGCTTTTCGCGATCTTTTGATTTACGGAGATCGCGTTTCACATCCTTTTCAGCGTCAACACCATACACTTTAGTTATCATACGACAGTATGCACTTGTCACAGGGGACAAGGAATCAGTCACCAAGTAGCCTTCGACACGATCAACTGCGGCGGAGGCTAGTGGGACATTCGGATCTCTCGTGGTGATATGAAGTTTCCTCCATGTCCTCAAGGGATCTTGAACTGTCGTTGTAGTAGTGTATGGATCAACATATACACGAGCAAGGAAGGTCAGCCCGCGCTCAGGTTGAAAGCTCTCAACTTTTAACTGCATCCCAAGAGCTTTTGCAACACGCGCGAACTGAACTTTGTACTGTGAGTCAAAGAGCGAGTCATCACCGAATGCAAGACCAATCTGTTGATAGGCGACTTTGGGACTTGCATCGGGTACTGTTAATCTGATAGAGGCATACATAATAAAGGCATTTAACACAGTGTTGAGGTCACAAGTGGTTGGTGAGCCACTCTTGACACCGACACCGGCATCATATCGAAAACCAAAACTCTTAGCGCGCGCTGGACATTTAATGAGCATATCAGTATACCCACTAAGTTCTTCACCAAAAAGGTTATTGAAGTAGCGCAAGTAGCTTGGATTCATGATGTGCCGTTGACAGAATGCACTGACTGTACCGTCGAAGTTGCTGTAATCACCTTCAATTGGGCAACCAATTGACCGAACGTAATCAACAACCATAGTTGCGATATCGCTGGGGGTTTTCCCGGGACAAAACCAATGTTTATTGGCCTCACTATGGAGAATTTTGTCGCGGAAAGCCAGGGTGAAAGCAGAAAACTTCAACAAGAATCGTGTATCTGCAAAAGATGAAATCAAACGGCCATCTTTATTAGTTGGTTCGTTTTTAACGAACGCCTCTATCAACCGACGGTGTGGCAACTCAACTGTCTCCCAAATTTGTTTTATTGCTAAAACTTGCGAAGGTTTATTTAACATCTCCGCAGTTTCTTCCAAGGGATATGGTACCCCTTCATTCGCAATCGGTACAAGCAATTTACCAAATTCGGAAGCCAGTTGTTGAATACGCACGGATGGGATTGCATCATTGTGGACATATGTCACTCTGGTGTCAATAGAGTTAGACAATGTTTCCCATCTCTTTATCATCGGCATAAGATTACAGTCTTCCAGAATTGGACTGGAGTATAACCTCGCTGTGATCTCGACAGCATCTGCTTCGAAAGCAGAGGGCCAGTGGACTCTGGGCTTGGCTGACTGACCGAGACGGGCCGTCTCGGAAAGGTTGCTCTCACCACCCTTGTGATATTGATTCATCAATGCCATAGTAACCGGATCTTTTATACCAAAACTTAACATTCTGGAAGTTACTGACATCTGGTTGGCTAAACCCATCAACACATCGAACTGTTCCTTTGGCAACGTCACACAGACGTCTTCGCCACAGCGGCCAAAACTGATTTGCAGCTTACCATCAACGTGGCTGGTAATAGCATTCCAGCCAGCACGTGATTTATCGGCATACTGCACATGTTTCAGCTCGCGAACATTCATTTCAGGTTCGATGATTGTGGTCTCCCAAGAACTAAATTCAGGGGTTAACCAAACCAACAAGCGGTGGGGGCAAGTGGCCCATGGTCGTGAGTGAGTGATCTTATAATAAAACACTTTACGAAATCCGAGGAGACCGGCAAACCAACCAAAGAAATCTTTGTTGGCGGGGACTTTGATAAATTCACCAAAACCTGCCCAGTCCCAAACGGGATGTTCCCATTTTCCTCCTCCTCCGACTTCGTAAATGACTTTATTGTCGCGAATACGAAAACGTGAATCACCATCAACACCAGCAACGGAAGTCGGATTGAAAGTATGGAATATAGCTTGATTGCCATACCCCAAAACTCTCATATCCGGTAAGTAATAATCGATGTCGATCCCAACAACAACCGAATTGGTTGGTGGCACATCGTTGCTGATGTCTTTATGCAAGTCACTCGGCGCATAATGGTAGTGCACCGCAGTCTCGTATGTTGACTGTTTCGCGGGAGAGATCTCGTGAATATCGCACCCAAGTGATTCAACTGCGTTTCTGACGGTTAATCGTGCGGTGTCACGCACTGCGCCACTGATTTTGTGGCCATTTTCAGAAAGGCGATCCGGCTTCCAATTAGCCATTGAATCAAGAGGATACCAATATCTACTCACGGTCATTTTTGTCCGATCCATTAAGAACCTTTGAAAGGCTCTCAACAAACGTTTTCCTTCTGTCACAACGTATGGGGCGATTCCCAAAGAGGTTGCGACGCACTGGCGTCTTAGCCAAAGATAACGGGCTAAGCACGCAGCGCCTATCCAAGTCATGAGCGATTTCATCGACATTGTATAGGTCTTACCAGCAGCGGTTGTATAAAAGAAATACATTTCACAAAAGAAAATTTTATATAATTGAAA